GACGACTCTGTTAGTCGTCAGCTCACAAACTGTCTGTATATGACAGCATCCAGTAGTATGCTCAAAACACGCACAATCTACGCTAATAATAGGGCTATCCCTATTAGCACAGAAGAAGTTCAATTCAATTTTAGGCCTATCTCTTATGAGAAGTCCTTTGAATGGATTCAATCTAATTCTGAGCTAGGTAAGAAGAATCGTACATGGTTACCGTTTCAACACTTTAAAAGTGTTCAGATGGCTCCTCATGACGATCGACTTGGCCTAATACCAGTGCATCCCGTTTCTTTAAACCAAACTTTTGGTTTAGAACAGTTTTTGCCCTGGGACTATTGTGAGTGTGTTTTACCCAACCTTATCTCTCAGCCCTTTCGGGACCCCGTTTCTGGGGTAGATATTGGTATGTATGATTCCGAAATAACTAACGACGGGATAGATTATAATATCCCTGAGCCAGATAATTTGGATCTACTGGTGACAGATGCCCTTAGGGCTATGTCATCAGATATTAAAGCCAAGATGTATTTAATCAATTCTTTAATTGAGTTAAAAGACATTGCGACTTTAAAACATACGATGGCTCGAGTTGCGGACTCAATATTTCTGTTGACTAAGAATAGTCCGAAATATTGGGGTACCCGTACTCTCAAGTCTATATTGGGTTCGGCGGCTGATGGTTACCTTCAATTGAAGTTTAACTTTCAGCCTTTCGTCTCTGATTGTCATGTTATTAATAATATCATGACAACTGTGCGAGAGAAGATTCAATCTTCTGTCGCACTTTCTGGCAAGGCTCGGACTTTCCGTTATAGGAAACTCCTTCCCCTTGGTTACGAAAAGAAATCGACCGTTGATGAACGCTTGTCGCTCGGTTATAACATGTTTGGACTCAACCCTCAATGGGCTGAGAACAACGTTGTTCCTAACTGTGCGGTTACGCCTTATGTCAACGTGTCTTATTCTGACGTAGTGTTCCATGCACAAATGCAAGTAGTTAACCACTATTCGCCTTTGCAGAAGAAGTTTGCTTCTTCATTATCATTCCTCGACTTGGTCGGTTTTAAACCGGCCGTAGTACTCTGGAATGCTATTCCTTGGTCGTTTGTTGTCGATTGGTTTGTTGATATTCAACAATTCATCGATGACAGACAAAAAGGTTTCATGGACCCCGAGACGACTATACTACAGTTCCTCTGGTCTACTAAGCAAACTCGCATTGCAAAATACGACATTAAATGGCGTTATTTTGATTATGACGAAAATGCTTGGAAGACTGGCTGGACTCGTTGCCCGGAACGCATCGAAACGGCTTATCGTCGTGACGTTACGCTTCCTACAACTAGTGAACTAGAAGTTCACGGGCTCACTGGACCTCAGTGGGTCCTTTCAACCGCTCTTGGTTTAACCAGGAGCAAGTCGAAACATCATCTACGGTACAAACATCGCCATGTTAATAAAATTAACAAACGACGCTACCGCAGACCAACAAGCCTGAAAATTAAGGCATCAGAGAGGATGCGCGATGCGCTTCGGAAGCACAATGCGTATCAATCTCTCTAACACGTTAACTGCATGCTAAGCAATACGCTCAACACTAACGAAATCAAGAACGCCGCTGGAACCGAAGTAGAATTTACTCGGCTCTCCATTGGTGACCGTACCACGGAATTTGCTCAGATAACTGAGACTCCGTCTTCTCCGCATCGTATGACCATTCGTCATACTGAATCTGGCAAAGGCCTAGGCAAGCGCCGTAGATCTCTACTCCGATTTGACAAGACTGTCATCTCGGGTGTCGATTCTACGACGCCTGTCGTTGTGTCTGCCTACGTTGTGCTCGATACCCCAGTTGGGGCTCTGACTACAACAGCGGAGGAAGCCAACGTCCTCGCCGAACTAATGTCGTTTTTAGCATCTCTTGGTGCTTCAACGACCATTTTGTTCGACGGGACGGGCAACGGCGCCAATGCGTTAATTTCGGGTGGGCTGTGAAGTCCCTCCGAATTATCGCCGCGGTTCTGTTACTTATGACCCTTTTGGGTTGCAAAGTAACAGATCTTGACCTCAAGGTAAAGAGTATTGAGTTCGATAGTAAGACTACTCGTCTTCCATCTGAGTCAATATCCTTAATTCATTGTGAATGAATTCTGCAGCTTCGCTATCCAGAACGATACAACAATCGTCTTCTGGATGCGAGGTTTTCAGTACTATCTCATATTGTCTTGGGTCGCCTTCAAAACGACCCTCGACAAGTTCGACAGTTAATTCACCGTTACCTTTCTTAGCTATTAGAGTTTTCACTTTATTAGTCATTTTGGGTAACGTTGTATTGTGAGAATTCTCCTCTCGCTAGCTTATTCACTATTTGTTTTACTACGGACTTCGTTGTCTGTAGTTTCACTAATGATGCGTAAGTAGTTGGGAGGTCTGTTCTCGACAGTACAAATCCTGTTGGATCCGTTGAGACGAATACCATTATTGAGGTTTTATTAACCTTAATGTTTGGTATCGTCTTTTCGAGTTTGAGTGGGCTTGCTTGTGACTTGTTCATAAGTGGTCCAGAGGTTAGGACGGGTCGTAGTGCAGTGCATGCTCTAAGAGAAAGTACCATATGGCCTTTCGGAAGAGCTTAGATGAAAAAAAGATCATCGTTACACTGCTCTATGACGTCTTCGATGCTCATAGGGACAGATTCAGTTTGTCAATGCAACGTAATACTATTAAACTAGTAGAACGTCGCATGTCAGCGGAAGGGATGAGTTTTCTTACGAAAACTCTTCCACGTCTCGGTAAAGCTTTTGATAAAGCCTTATCGCTAGAACAACCACTATCTGCCAACTTATGTCGTTTTACGACTGGAGTTGGTAAGCTGCCAAGGTTTCTTGGTGAACTTTTTAGTGCTGTTCTTGACACGGATGGTGTACCCCTTCATGAACCTTGTCTCAAAGCGATCCGCTCGTTAAGGCTTGTCTTATACTCTTTTTACAAGTATAAGCTGCCCGACGACGACGTTTCGAAACAAAGAGTCGTTTCTCAGTTTTTACAAACTGAAATCGACTTGCGAACGGTCAATTCTGAGTTGAGCTCTCTCCACTCCGAATTTGATTCACTATATAGTACTGGTTCCCGTATATCGGGTAGTCCAATGCTTAATATAGTACGCAAAGCGCGAATTAAGTTATCAAACTTATTTTCGAGCTTCGATCCGAAAAGTATTATTCCACGTCACGGACCTGGAGCTGTCTCTACTAAAGAGAAACTCTGGGAAAAGTTTCAGTGGACTAACATATCTTCTCGCATCGAACAGAAGTATCCGATTGACGAATATTACTATTCGTCGATTAATCACGTCTGTGACGAACTTTTAGGCATTCGTAGCCTTGGTTCGGTGGATCATTCAGCCAAGGTTATCCTTGTGCCTAAAGATTCACGCGGGCCCCGTTTAATATCTTGTGAACCCGTTGATTTTCAATGGATTCAACAAGGCTTAGGCAGGGCCATAGTTTGTTGTGTAGAGAACCATGAACTTACTAAGTTTAATGTGTTCTTTACCGATCAGGGGCCGAATCAGAGAGGAGCCAAGCTTGGCTCATCTACTGGTTTGTACGCGACTCTAGACCTTAAAGAGGCTAGTGATCGTGTTTCCCTTGAATTAGTTCGACTACTGTTTCCGGCTCACTTATGTGAGTACCTTGAAGCATGTAGAACTACGTCGACCCAATTGCCTGACTCTTCAATATTACCTCTTGGTAAATTTGCTCCTATGGGAAGCTGTTTATGCTTCCCTATACTTGCATTAACCATTTGGTCCATATTGAATGCAGGCGCACCGGATCTGAATACCCGAGAGAGTATTCTTGTGTATGGTGATGATGTAATCGTCCCAACAGCCTATGCTGAAGACGCGATTAAACTGCTGGAGTCATTTGGTTTATTAGTAAACCGTGACAAGAGCTGTACCAAAGGATTCTTTCGTGAATCCTGTGGTGTGGACGCTTATAAAGGCGTCGACGTCACTCCTGTTCGATTCCGAACAGTTTGGGCATCATCCCGTTCGCCTGATGTCTATGATAGCTACTTCGCCTATGCGAGAGCTCTCTTTAATAGACAGTGTTACAGGACATACGAATTAATCGTATCTTCATTGCGCCATATATATGGTCCAATGCCGTCCGAGTACGAGTTCCCTAACTCGCCTCTCGGTCTTCCCTATACGCCTTCGTTAGGTAAACTTAAAAGTAGAGTAAATAAAGATCTCCAAAAGATGGAGTATTACGTACTCGAACTTGAGTCTCCTACGATCGTTAAAGAAATCAATGGTTGGTCGATGTTACTTCGGTATTTTACCGAAGGTATATCTCCAGACGCTGATTTCGATCGTGCTGTTGAAAGAATTGCATTAGGCAAGCCTTCAATCAGCGAAGTCAGTTCATACACGCAACGCAAAACTAGCAAACTAGTTCGACGTTGGCGATGATCAATTCGTACGAAGCGATATTTAACAAGATCGCTTACGTACGTGGAGTTGATGACTTTGTCATCAATACTCGGGAGGGG